GTCGACTCCCAACCGCTCCCCGGCGATAATGCGGTAACGGTACCGGGCCCTCGGGCGGGTACGGTTTTAGTTGTAGGGTATATTGATGTGAAAAACGCCGGAATTTCGGAGCCCGGGGAGTATCGCGTTTATGCGCGGGATAATGACGGGGTTATTAAAAATCAGGTATACCTTAAGGCCGACGGGACTATCGTCGCCTTAAATGATAATGGGGCTTTCGAATTAAAGCCGAGCGGGGACATTAATTTAAACGGCGTCAATATCACACCCGACGGGACGATAACAGGGGTTAATGACCTTGATTTTTCTGGTAAGATAAGCGGGGCGGATATTGAGGTAACGGGCGAAGTTGTAGCGACCGAGGTCAAGGCCGGCGTGATTGAACTTTCGACCCACCACCACGCCGGCGGTAGTGGTAGCCCTGTAACTAACCCGATACCGGCTCCATAAAGGGAATTTTTCAATGGGTTTAAATGAGGGCGACGTTAAGCTTTTCGACACTCCGAACAACGGCGACATCTGTGTCGAATCGGGGGTCGCTTTACTTGACTCGGGCCTTGAAACGGCGTTGTACCTTTCCCTATTCGGAGGAAACGAGGACGATAGCGGGGCTAAAGAGTCAAAACTAACGTGGTGGGGTAATTATTCGGAAACGGTTGAGGCTAACAAGTACGTTTCGGAAACTCAGCATGTCCTGAAGTCGTTGCCGGGGACGACGGCTAACATGGGGCGTTTAAAGGACGCTGTTTTGCGCGACATCCAGTGGTTTGTCGACGAGGGTATAGCGAGTGAAACCGGGTGCGAGATTGTTTTACCGGCGATTAATTCGGTACATATTGCGGTAGCTATAGACTATTTAGGTACGAAGCTTAATTTTAAATTTATAGAAAACTGGAAAGCGGCGGTAAGTAATGGCTCTTAACACCCCCTCGACGGCAGAAATTGCAGATTTAATTATCGATCAATTAGAGTCGAAATTGAATCAAACTATCCCGCTACTACCGAAATCGTTCAATCGGGTTTTGTCAAAAGCCCTCGCGGCGGTTTTTATCCTGCTTTACAAGTATGGCGGGTTTATTTTCCTTCAAATTTTTGTTGAAACCGCGACTATCGACGACACAACGATATTAGGCGAAACGGTTTCGCCGCTAAAGGCCTGGGGCCGGTTGATCGGCGTCGGCGATCCCGGCGAGCCGACGTCGGCGGAATTAATTATAGATATAACCGTAAATACTCAAACGGGTACGCTCGACTCAGGTACTCAATTGACCAATTCTAATAACGGCGTCACATATATAACCGTCGGCGCTGTTTTGCTTAACGCCCCCGTCGTACAAGCGACGATTAAAGCCGTGGCCGATACAGGCGGTGGGGATGGTTCCGGCGTCGTCGGAAATTTAGAGGACGCGGCCGAGGTTTCGTTTGCTAACCCCCTCTCAAACGTTAATCGAGTCGCGGTTGTTGCGAGTACAAGTGTAACCGGAGCCGACGGCGAGGACGTCGATGTTTACCGGCAACGAATAATTGACCGGTTTCAAAAACGACCTCAAGGCGGGGCCTACGCCGATTACGAAAGTTGGGGCTTGGAGGTTCCGGGTATCGTTTCAATATACCCTTACACGGCGGACCCCGGCTTTATCGACGTATATGTCGAGGCAACGGTTGAGTCGTCGGGTTCGCCCGACGGGATCCCGACACAACCCCAGTTAGACGCTGTTTTAGCGTCGATCGACTTGGACGAGGACGGTTTAGCGACGCGTAGACCCGCGTCCGCTTTTGTTGAAACCAAACCGATAACCCGGACCGGTTTTGACGTCGAGGTTTTTAACCTTGTCGTGGAAAACGAGGCCGAGGTACAGGCGGCAGTTGAGGCCGCGTTAACGGATTTTCTATTACAACGGGAGCCATACGTTATCGGTTTAGCTCGGCCGCCTCGCCTTGACCGCATAACACAGTCGGCTATCGGCGGGCAGACCGAGGCAATCGTGAGTGCCGCCGGGGGCATTTTTGACGAGGTTTTAGTCAGGCTCGGTACCCTTATAGTCACGACCCACACGTTAGGCGAGGGCGAAAAAGCTAAACTAGAATCGATAACGTTTACGTAAAAAGGGGGGGCGCGGGATCGCAAATTTTGATTTTCTAAATCTGTTTAAACATGTTTTACCTCGGGCCCGCGCCTGGCGGATAACAACGAATAAGCAATTACGGCAATATTTTGACGGCCTCGCTCAATCGTTAGGGGCACCTACTCGGTTGTTTCTTGATCAGGTATGGGGCGACGTTTTCCCGCAAACGACCCGGGAATTAGCCGCATGGGAAAATCAATTTGGCTTAATCGCGAGCGACTTAACCGAACAAGAGCAACGAGACCGTTTAGCGGCGGCATGGCAGGCAGTCGGCGGCCAATCGCCGTCGTATATTCAGGGCGTGTTAAGGTCGAACGGTTTCGACGTTTATATCCATGAGTTTTGGGAAATCCCGAAAACGTACCCCCCAACGATCCGGAGCCCGCTTTTAGTTTTAGAGTCGGGATTAACTAATTACGTCGTTGAGGCGGGGGAGCCCTTAGCCGAGTGCGGCGAGCCTACTGCTACCGCCGGCGCGGCGATTGAGCTACCGGGGTACGCCCTCGTAAATAAAGTCGCCGAGCCAAGCCCCGATATTGTTGTCGTGGCCGGGGACCGGGACGCGATCGCAGGGGAACCGGAGGCTTTAGCGGGAAACTACGTTGGCTTAAAATTCAACGAAAAATTTTACGTTATACCGACGGACCCTACAACGTTTCCGCACTACATATATATCGGGGGCGAGACTTTCCCGGACGTCGCAACCATTGCGGCGGAACGTCGCGAGGAATTCGAAACGTTATGTTTAAAAATATGCCCTACTGAAAAATGGTTAGGGATACTTGTTGAGTACGTTTAAGGAATCTAATGGCTATCGATAACAAAATCGTCTACTCGGAAAAGTTTATCCACGATAACCCCGATTATCCCTACGGCGAGGCCCGCGACGTATCGACGCCGCTCGACGGCACTGGGACCCCCTGGGAAAAAAACCTGATTAACGACCGGCTCGGGTTTCAGCAATTTCTATTAAAACAAGCGGGCATAACGCCGTCGGGGGTCGAGGACACGGCGGACGCTTCAGACGTCGCCGACGCTGTTTCGATTTTAGCCCGCCGTGGTGTCCCGTTGGAATACGATCAGGCCGAATCAGGCTCGACGCTTAACGTTTTATCTAACGACGGCATTACTCACGTTCTTATAACGACGGGTAATACCGACGTTGAGGTTATACTACCCGCCGCCGCGCAAAACGTCGGGCGGGCGATTCATCTGCAAAAAGTCGACAACGGTACCGGGCTCGTTAGCGTCCCGGATTTTTACGCCCCGGGCTCCGGAGTCGGGCAGGCCCTTGAAGTGGTCCCCCGGACTATCGGCGACGATATCCTAACAGTAGGTCATTGCTACGGCGTAACGGTTTTTAGCAACGGGGATTTTTGGACTGTTAGCGACGTTGTTGCGCCGCAAGAAACGCGGATAATCCATTACCTATCGGCGACGGTTACCATAGCCGGAACCGGAACCGACGTGATAGCGCAAATTACCGGTTTGATCCCTGGAATGTTATATCAATTTAGCGCAAATATTCATTATTACGCTAACGGCTCAATTAACACGTTTAATCTAAAAGACGGCGGCGGAGCCGTGATCGGCATGGGGGAGGCAGGGTCGACCCCGGGAACGGAAAACGAGTGTTATCAAAATAGTAGTTCGGTTCCGGACGGTCGGGAAAACACGTTAAGCTGGGTCGATACGTTCATAGCACCGGCGGATGGCGAGGCTGTTTTGGGGGTCGAGGCCGATACGTCGGATATTGTTATAGGGGGTAATATCGCGCTTTCGAAACGGACCTGGTTCGAAGTTAGAACCATGCGAGACACGCAGTTAATGACTAACCTCTCTCAGGAATATCAAAATGTCACTTGACCTATTAACTGAATTCCCGGGAAAGGTAGCCTCGGATCCGGTGCTGTACCCTCAAGGGAAAGCGCGGGACGTAACTGTTTCCGGCGACGGCCTCGGCACGCCGTGGCGCGCTAAACTAATTAACGATTGGCTGGGGTACCAACAAGCGGTTTTAGTCGCGGCGGGCGAGGTACCCTCTGGGGTCCCAGACAACGCGAACGAATCGCAGTATGGGTCGTCGCTTGTAAAAGTATTAAGGCAACCCGCTCCGGCGACGACGATAACAGACGATTTTACCGTTCCGGCTCAATGGGACGAGGAAAGCCTTTTCCTAATCGACAACCCCGTGGGTGCGCATACTGAAATCGTTTTGCCAACGGTTGGAACCAATTCAGGCCGCCGTCTACGCTTCCAACGGATCGACTATAATTTGCCGGATAATATTTTTACGGGCGACGGCGCATCGGTTAAGCTGTTAACCGAATCGGCCGGCGTTTTGATTGCCGGGGCTCCGGGCGATCAAGGGTACCTTTTGGATCCGGGCCAAACTTTCGAATTAGTCGAGCACGGGGGGAATTGGTACCAAACCGGGGGCTATAGGCAAAACCGATATTGGCGTCAATTTTCGTGGCGGGACGATAACCTGGTTCCGATAACGGCTGATTCGACGTCTTACAATGTCGCTCGTTTCGAGGGATTAAACCCGACGGGCCAATATAAAGCAACGGTGTTCCTTAAGGGCGAATTAGACGACATAACGTGCATGTGGGGCCAGGGTATTATCCCGTCCTATAACATTTTGCCGTCGGATACCGTCGGGTTTAGGCCGAACAACGGCCAACCCTCGATTGATTCGGTTGCTTTTGGCTATACGGAATTCCTTACAACGGTTAACGGTTGTATTGGGATGGAGGACGCCGCCCATAGCCGGATCCAAAACCCGGTATCTGCCGCCGGCCGAACGAATTTAGTGGTTGTTTCGGCCCTAGAGGAAATCGCAAACTTAACCGTCGAGGTACAAGTTGACCCTTAACCTAAAAACAGAGTACCCTACCCAGACCGCGCCGCCGAATGCGGATTACCCCCAGGGGAAAGCGCAAAATGATTTAATCCAGGGCGACGGGTTAGGCACACCGTTAACGGCTAAAATTTTCAACGATTGGTACGGGTACCTTCAGTACTTAATGAAACAGTCGGCCGTGACCGTTTCCGGCGATCCGGATACCGCGAACGCCTCGCAGTATTTAGAGGCCCAACGGATCCAGCATAACCAAAAAAGACATGTTTCGACGTCGGTTAATCATACCGTGGCCGACCCTTACATTGACACGGTTATGGTTGATTCGAGCGGTGGGGCCGTTGACGTAACGCTCCCGGACGTCGGCGTCGTCGGTCGGAGGCTAACCGTTATTTTAGACGTCGGAGGCAACGACGTTACCCTAAAAACAGAAAACGCGGCGGTCGAATTATCTAACATCGATGGGAGCGTAGGCCGCGTTGTTGGAAAGGACCCCGGCGACCGGCTCGACGTTATTTCGGCGGGTAGTCATTGGTGGGTCGTGGGCGGGATGCGCTCAACGGAAAAAGTGATAGCTAATATACAGAACGATTACGTAGCCCCCGGCGGACCTGTAAATCAGTCGGCGTATATTACAGGCCTAACCATCGGGCAGATGTACGAGGTAACCGTTATCCGGAAAATGGCTTTTTATACGGCTAACCTTTCGGACGGGGGGGGTTTCGCTACGTTCAACGGCGTGACGAAAATTTTCGAGGCGAAAGTTAGCGAACTTACCCCCGGCGGGTCCTCTAATCTTTACACGACCGTTTTCTTACACGAAGCTACCGCTGCCGACGCCCATTGCGAGGTTACTCAATTTGGTAGCTCAACGTGTTACATCGATGATACTTGGACGATGCGTTGGCGGGCGATTGGGAAAAATACAGACGTAACTATTGTAAACGCGGCACCGTAAACCGAAAAAAGGAAACGTGAAAAAATGGCTTTAGACTTGACGGCGATATATCCGGGGCAAATAGATCCAACGGACCCGACCGATTACCCGTACGGGAAAGCGCAAAACATCGTAGAAAATAACGACGGCCTCGGCACCCCGTGGGAAAAGCAGATTATTAATGACAATATCGGGTTTCTACAAGCGATACT